TCCATTTCGCGATCTAACATTATAGCTTCATCTTCTGCAGTAAGCTTTTTGCTGTCTCCGCCTGATGTAGTTGTCTGCTGTCCCTTCGGTTTTGCTGTTCTTGCAGACAGAACCTTTATAACAAAATCTTTATTTTCGTCGTAATGGTTTTCCCACATTTCAAGCTCTTTAATTTCAACTTTGCCCTCTTCTCTTACGCTATCAAAAAACGCTTTTTTTTCTTTTTCATGCGCTTCAAGCTCAATGGCTTTAAGTTTTTCGCTTGCTTTCTCCAGTTCGTTAACTGCTGTATCCCGTTCCAGTTTTACCGCTTCAAGTGATTTCTCTGCTTTGCTCGCACGTACCTCAAGAGTCTGGATCTTTTTTTCAGCTTCGTTAATAATTGAATCCTCTGATGCTTCGGCATTTAGCCCAAAAAAATTAGCTAATTTTTTCATTGTTTTTCCTCCATTTTTGTGCGGCTTTTCAAAAGATAATATTTTGATATCATCTAATTGCCCGCTTAGTTTTAGTTGTTCCTGTAAAGTCGGCAATGTTCCCTGTAGCGCTGGAATATTAGTCAGTGTCACTGCGATTAACGCGTTCTCGTATTTATTACCCTTGTTATCTGTCACATTTCCAAATGCAGGAGATATATATTTATATTCGTTATTTTTAATAGCCTTTACCCCATTCTCATTTAATGTAATGGCTGCAAAAAGCCCCTTTTCTCTTATTTCTAAATAATCGATTGACCCATAAGACTCTTTGAACTCATGGTTAACATCAATAAACGGTTTATGTAATGTTTTACTTTCAAATGCAATCATCATTTGTTTATAAAATTCATCATTACAATTTAGCGTTTCATCATAATGCTCTATATAAACTTTTCCTCTCGGAAAAATCTGCACCCACTGTTGTGCATCCATAGCATTTATTTTTTCTTCTAATTTTGCCATTTGTAGTATATACATTATATCCCCCCTTTAAGCTCAAAAGGTATTAGTAAGCATCTACACTTGCCGTAACCATCACAATTTAAATTAAGCGGCTTTGTAAACGGATCCAGCGAATTAGCAAGTGCTTCTTCATATGTCATTATTAACCCGTCAAACGGTGCGCATGTATCACATAGATTACTGTCAAGAATAGCTGAATAAAGATATGTACTGACTACATTCAGACTATTTTTTATTTCTGCACCGCGCCCGGCCATGTAACCACCTTCGGTCTCGGTCAATATCTGTCTCTTTTCTGTTTTAAATCCAGTTTCAAAGCCAAGTACATATTTTTCAATACCGCCTTTCTTTTCAATAAAAGAGTCTGGCAGTTTATCAATTTGATCCTCAATTGTGGTTTTTACGTTAAAGAATAATCGTTTTACCCATCTTGTTATGCTGTTGTTTATGCTTTTCTTTTTACCCGGAGGCGCCTCAAGTACTTTTGAATTGCCCCTTAATTTATTAACTTCCCGTTTAAAATCTCTTTCCCCTCTTGCGTAAGATTCATCAAACAGGTTAGTCATTTCTTTTATAAGTTCACGCTCATATCTTAATTCTAATTCCGCTTTCTTATTTCGCTTTAACTGTACTGCTATATCGGCAAGCACTTTTTTAAATACCTTGTTTAATGCCTTGTCTGCTTTCTCCTTAATAGTCATGTAATGTTCATTAGCAGATTCAAACTCAAACACATTCTTTTCATGTGCCTGCTTTTCTAACATAGTCAATTGCTTAGTAAACTGTATTTCAAGGTTCTTATCTTTTACTTCCTTTTTTTCTTTCGGTTCTTCAGGTTCTGGATCCTCGCCTTCCTGTTTTTCCGGATCTAACTGTTCAGGAATCTTTTTAATCGGTTCTGCGCTTTCATCATACTCAGGCATGTTAAACATTTCACGCAAATACTTTTCATCTTCAACAGTTAGTTTCAGCCCTCCCATATCGGAGACAGTTTTTAAATTGCTTGCCACTTTGCCAAGATCAACTTGTGTTATTGCATCAAACGACATAAATGGATAGTCTTCTAATTCTAAATCGTAATAAGGAGATTGATCAATCATGTCCTCTATGAGCCTATCAAATTGATCTGTTAAAAACATCAATATATAATTAGCTGCAAGCTCATAACTTGATTTATGCTCAGAAGTCGCCGCCCGCGATCCGTTCTGTCCGATACCTGCTGTCATAAACTGAGTAAGGGTGTTAAAAAATATCTGCCTGTCAAAGTATTCTAATAACGGCATATTGTTTTCCTGATTTTTCAGTTCATCAAGAGTAACAGTTGCTTTTCCGTCTATATCAATCATATATGATTCGTAAGAATTGCCTAATGTTCTTAATGTTTTCTGAAGTCTGAGTTCTTCTGCATCTCCAAAACCCTGATATAAAGTTCCGTGTGGTATGCCGCCGCCCCTTGCTGCTGCCTGTGTAGTACCCCTTAATACCTTAGTTTTATAATTCCATGATTGCCGAACAGGTCTATAAATAGACCGGCCTCTAACATCATTATATTCTTCATTATAAGTGCAGACAAATAAATCTTTTCTGTCTATATCAACATATTTAACTCCGCCGGACGGGTTTCTTGCCTCATGCCTGATTCCTGTAAAATTACCGAACCCATCATAATGGAATTCGTTTATCGTCCCTGACTGTATTGGTGATAGTTTTACCAGCATATTTGTAGGCTTGCCTTTATACTCAGCCCCCCTATGCCATACCCTTTCAAACATCTGCACACCATAATCAAGACAAAGTAATGAATGATATTTTACATATTGAAATCCACGTTCTATATTGTCAAAACAATATTTAATATATTCTGCTGCCTCTTTCCCTTTGGTCTTTTTGCTTTTTGTCTCTATATTGTAATCGCTTTGTAAAATTGGAAGTTTTAATATGTCTGTTGCAGTAGATAAGACAGGATCACCATTACGCATATTGGTATAATCCTGTATAAGTTCATCCCAGGTTACTGAATTATCAAAGTCCGATACTTCAATAACACCACCATACGATTTTAACCCAGGGCTGGTTTTTTGATCTATCTTTCTTTCTTCAATCCCTTTCGGCACGTTGTATCGTTCCCCTCCCACGGCAAACTTATGTAAAATATATCACTTTTGTATAATTTGTTCAATAGGCAAAATCATTTTGATATTCTTCTACTTTCAGCATATCAATAGACACATTATTTATTATGTGCTTACCGTGCGAAGTAACGCCGTATTCAAACGCATCACCAAAATGATAATCCTTTTTTATCACCTGCCCTGTGTCCGGATTTCTTCTGTAGTTCTCAAGATCAAATTGAGTGCGCAAGCATCTATTAGATAATCTTAGTTTATCCTGTTTTATTAACTGCTGTATAAATGTAATTCTAAACTCAACGGAACCCGGACCTTTATCGGCAAGTACGGAGTTATCAAATACTTTTAATCCTTCCTGCCCTAAATTATGATCTAAGTAAAGTATCGGTTTATATTTGCCCCACTTTTCTTTTATGATATCGTTCAATTCTGCTGCCGTTAATTTATCATATTGATCGTTGTCTCCGACTTCATCAATTGCATAAACAGTATTACCTATAAATCCAATTAACACAGCTGCGTACGTAATAAGGTCTACCCCCACACAATAGGAATCACAAGGCTGGATTGTTTCAAATGCAATAACATGTTTCTCAGCATTAAACCCGTTATATATACCGCCCTGCAGTTTTTGGTATATGCCATACAAAAATCGATTCTTTTCAAAGTCAGGCAGGTTATCAAGTATCTTAAAATAATTATCCGGCAGGTTCTCTTTATTGTCTACAGGATTTATAAATATATGGGTGTAATCTTCCGGGTTTGTAATTGGTTCTTTAGTACGCGGATTTATCAGATTTATAAACAATTCATTTGTCCAGTGCTTTATATCAACAGGGTTTAGATCGTAAAATGCTTTATTGACTAATCCGGGTATGTTTTGTGCAAGTCTTGTCTGTATAAGTATAGCTGTGCTGTAGCTGATTTCAGAACACTCATTTAACATTATAGTGCAGTATTCTGAACCGAGCGCCTTGTCAATTCTTTCCGGTGTATCAAGTCCATTAAATCTTATTTCCGAACCGTTAAATATTCTTATATATAAATCTGACCTGTTAAGAGTGTATGTTTCTTTAGGATAAAAAGCCAAACACTTTAACAGCGTATCCTCAAATATTTTTTCTTTTACGTCTACCCTGCGGAACCGTGCTACTAACTGTCTTGTGCCTGGGAAACGATAAGCCCGTGCAAGTATTTCCATCAAGAAAGCAAACGTCTTTCCGGATCTTGCCCCTCCAACTGCAAGGATATGAGTAAACAAGCTGTGAATTAGTTTGAATAATTGTTTCTGTTTATGGTTAAAGCCTGTAAACCATTTAGGTATAGTCTTGTTCAAGTTCTTTTAATATTGTAACTTTTATTTCACCCTCGTGAGAGTGATCATGTTTATCTTTCCACCCTAATTGCTTAAGACTGAATATTGCACCTGCGGCGTTAAGCTTGCCTTTTAATAGTCCCCTTTCAAGATTGGATTCTTTTTTCATTATAAGCTTTTTTAATAGTGTGGAAAACTCTGGATAATCATACAAATTATCCCTTGATATATCGTTTAAATATGCAAACTCAACAACAATTGGTATTTCATTATTATCT